TTTGCGCCTGGGTTATATCTCCGGGAAATGCAAATGCCCAAATTTGCTGTCCTAACTGGGGCAGTCCATAAAACCGAGCATATCTGCATTCTATCCAAAGGGCATGTTCAAGTAGTAACTGATGAAGGTGTTTTAGATTTAGTGGCTCCTGCAACGATCCATTCGATGCCAGGGGCAAAACGGGCGATTGTTGCATTAGAAGATTCTGTTTGGACGAATATACATCATAATCCAGATAACATTCAAGACCCCGATATTCTCACTGAAATATTAACAGAATCAAAAGCCAGTGAGCTACTTGGTGGTAAAGAGAATAAGCAGATTCTGATTAATCAAGAATCTAGCATAACAATAGGGGGTTAATTATGTCTTTCGGAATTGCAGCAGCAATCATCGGTGGTGGCCTGGGGCTTATGAGTTCCATGAATCAGTCCGATGCTATCTCGGATGCTGGCGATAATACTCGTGCAGCTTCGGCAGAGGCGACTCGTGCCCAACAGGAAATGTTCAATACGCAACAGAACAATTCCAACCTCCGCTATAATCAAATGCGGAGTGATCTGTCTCGTTTGTTTGGTGGTAATGTCTATTCAAGTCCTAATGTGAATCTATCTGGTGGCAGTATCTTCGGATCGGGTGCCACGAATAACGCACAACTGGAACAAATGCTGGCGCAAATGCGCGGTGGCAGCACGCAATTAACCAATACTGCGGATCGCTTTAATCCGTTAATGAGTTTGTTTGGGAATACTGCTTCAAACCAGTTGCAGCAATTTAATAGCTTCAATCCTCAAACAATGGCACAGGATATTTATTCCAAGCTGACCCAGTTGGGATTACCCCAACGGGAACGGGAACGTGCCAATCTGGAATCCAGGTTATTGAATCAGGGTATTCTAACCTCTAGCCCTGGGTTCAGTCAGATTAATTCTCTGGATGAAGCAAATAGCCAGAGTGATCTGGCTAGACAAATCCAAGCTATGTTGCAAGCCAGGGAACAGCAACAGCAGTTCCTCTCGAATGCTACTGGTGCCGCTGGCACTATGGGCAACCTTGCCGGTGCCCAAGGCAACTTGGTTACGCAAGCGGGTAGTCTAAACACTGCTGGTCAGAACCTGAAGAATTCGGTTCTGGATCGTGCCCTACAAGCTTCTGCCATTGAGGCAGGGGTGCCTATCAATTCCGGGCAACCTATCCCGACTGGTGGCTTGAGTGTGGCTGGTGCGCAAGCACAGGGTCAAGCAAACATTGATGCTGCAAATATCACCAATTCGTTCTGGTCCAGCCTGGGGGGTAATTCAGGCTTTCAATCGGGTATCTCTGGTCTATTGGGTAATCTTGGTGGCGGTATCAATCCTCTACCCTCTGGTGGCGGTTCACCAATCAATACTTCGGGGATGGGCCTAGGGGGTGCCGATGGTCTGTTTGCCATGCTTAATGGTTACGGAGGGGGAGTTTAATGCCTAACTTATTTCAATCCGGGCAGGTTCCACAATCTGCCCCTGTCTCTGGTTCTGGTCTATTCGGAGAGAATATGGCGGCTGANGAACGAGCCGCTAATCTCCTTGCTGTCCAACAAGCACAAGCATTGCAGCGTTCGCAATTATCTCCTTCCCAAAATGGGGTGATGATGGCTACCAATGCTGCCAATCAAATTGGCAATGCTATGGCTCCGGCCATGCCTGATCCTCTCCAGGTCAAACTGGCACAGGTTAAACAGGCTGTTGATGCTGAAGGGTTGACCGACCCTGAACAGTACCTCCGCATGGCTGCGTCTAAGCTGGTGGAGGCTGGCTTGTATCAGCAAGCCTTAGCTGCCCAGAAACAAGCAGATACCATCGCCAAATCGGGTGCTGATGTTGCCCTGTCTAAAGCACAGGCCCATGAGTCTGTTGGTAAAGGGGATGAATCCCATGCCAATGCTGTAGAGTCGTTGGCCAAGGTTGGCAAGACTCAACAAGAAGTAGCAGAAAGCAAAGCTTTGCAACCCTACAAGGTTGCCCTGGAGAAAATGAAAGTGAACATGACTGACCCTGCTTCACAGAAAGCTTTGGCTGAAGCCAGTAAAGCTACCAATGAGGCTGGTATGGTTAAAGGGTTGGCTCTCGCCCATATTGAGCAATTGAAATCTGAAGCTGTCAAGAACAGTTCCTTGACGGAAAAAGAAAGAAAGCAATCAAATTGGGAATTGGTTGGTACTCTGTATGATAAAAAAGCTGCTGGTACTATCTCCAAAGGAGAGGAAGGTTTGCTCAATACTATGGTTGATGCTCTTACCAAACCACAAACTGTTGTCAACTCTATCATGGGTAATGCCAAAACTCCCGATGGGTTCCTGAACCCTGGTGCTGCTGCGGTTCCTCCGGTCCCTACTCCAGGTGGTAAGCCCGGTGGTAAGCTGCCATCAGGTCTCCCTGCTGGTAGTGTCCCGATTGGGACTGCTGGTGGCAAGCCAGTGTACCAAACTCCTGATGGTCGTCGATTGATTGTTAAGTAATGGCAGTCGAAGAATTCAAGGGGGCATTGGATTTTGATGCCCCGACTGACCAACAGTTAGCCGAACAGGATGCCTACCTGGGACTACCCCCTGGGACTACCTATAAGCAATTGATGGCCGAGTCGTCCATGAACCCCAAGGCTGTATCTCCAGCAGGGGCGCAGGGACTCGCCCAAATTATGCCCTCAACGACCAAACATTGGTCGAATGAAATTGGCCGTAAGCTAGACCCGTTTAATGTTGATGATGCACTATTGTTGCATCGTTTGACTATGCAGCAAAATATCAAGAAGTTTGGGACCACGGAGGATGCTCTCCGGGCCTATAACTCTGGATGGAATAAATCTGAATGGGATAATCCTGAAACCAATGGCTATCTGAAAAAGATATTGGGAATAATCATTCCTAGTGCAAACGCACAGGAGACACCCAAGGTGGAAGAGTTCAAGGGACAGTTGGATGGTGCTACTGTTCAACCTTTTACTGGGGAATTGGATGCTGCTGTCGAACCCTTTGAGGGTGAATTGGATGTGCCTGGGACTGTCCAAGACTTCCAAGGCAAGCTAGATGGCTCTCGTCCTACTTGGACAGAGGCATTGAAGGAAACTGCCAAGGCCCTGTATCAGGTGCCTTTGGCTATGGGTTCTGGTATGGTAGGTGGTCTAGCAGGTATTGTAGGTGGTGGTGCAGTTAGCCTAGCCGAACAAGCTGGCTTTGCTGATCCAGGTGCTGCGCTGGCTACCGCCAAGCGGATTGAAGGGGCAATGCCCTTCCAGAATCCAGACTCTCCTGTAGCCCAAGTAGCCCTGGAGGGGCTATCCTCTATCATGCCCAGTAATATCACTCGGGCTGTAGACAATTATATTGCTGAAGTAACAGGGGTTCCTTTCCAGGAAACCTTTGGTAGCCATGCAATGGATTTTGTAACCAATACAATGTTGATGGGTAGGAAGCCTTTAGAGGCTCTAGGAGAGCTTGCAAGCAAAGGTGAGCCTCTGACACAGGCAAAGCCTGAAGTCGTCCCACAGGGGCCGCAAATGGCTCCCAAACCGATTGTAGAAGAAGGAGCTATTCCTCCTGGTCTGAAACCAGAAGAAATGCCAGTTCCTCCGGCTCCGGCCATTCCAGAACCTGTGATAGATGTGGCTAAGGCCACCATCAATCAGGTTGATGCTGCGCCATTATCTGAATTAACTCTGCATTTGGATACCGCCTTGCGGCAAGTAGAAACTGGATTGGTGGAATCGAATTACAAGCGAGTGCCAATTAAGGTTACAAACGAGCAAGCTGCTGCCCTGGGTTACGACCCAGTGAAGATATTGAACAAGGCATTTGGTGAGCCGTTATCGGCGAAGGAAATCCAATCCGTGCAGAACCTATCGGCTGCTGCCGATGCTTATCGCCTGGAAGTAGCTAAACGTGAAATGGCAGGAGACACTACCCTGTCTCCCGATGCTATGGCCAAAGCGGTAGCCATGAAGAATACCATCATGGATTATCTGCAAATGGGGATTGGCGAGAATGCAAGGGCTATGCGGCAAATGCAAGAGGCTCCTGTATCGAATGCTGCAATGGAAAGACATATTACTAGCTTGGCAGATCAATTTGGGAATCCTACGGTACGCCGTAAGGCGGCTGAAGCAATTGTCAATGCTGCCGATGACCCTGCCTTGTCGGCCAAGATCGCCAGGGAATTAGCACAACCAGACCTAGCTTCTAAGATTAATCAAATTATCATCAATAGCTATCTGACTTCCCCGATTACGCTCCAGGTAGCGATTACAAGCCAAGCTTCTATGCCATTCATCTATATGGCTGATCAAGCTGTAGGGGCTATCATGGGCCTGGGGGACCGTGCCTTTGCTAAGGCCACAGGTAGACCTACCCCCGATGTAACTACCTTTGGGGAAGTAATGGCCAACTTCAAGGGACTGTATCATGGTTCCCTGGAGGGAATAGAAGCTGCCAAGAAAGCCTGGAAAACAGAAACTCCTTCGGCCTTGCCGAGTGAGAAAGCCTTTGGGAATACCAATGCCTTTGGCACTGGCCCTATGGCCAGGGCATTCAATACGCCAGCCAGGGCGATTCTGACACAGGATCAATTCTACAAGGCTTTGTCGTATCGTATGACCTTGAATGGAGTAGCTGAACGGGTTGCATGGCAGTCTGGCCTGAAGGGCAAAGAACGGGCTGCATTAGCAGAGGAAATTCGCAATTCACCTACCCCAACCCAATTGAAGATGGCAGAGGATGCTGCCAAAGATTACACTTTCACAAGAGACCTGGGGAGCATTGGTAAAGCAATAAGCAATGTATCCAATTCCCATCCATTGGTGAAAATGAATCTACCTTTCGTGAAGATCGGTATTAATCTGGGCAAGCAATTGGTGGAACATAGCCCATTGGCTATGGTCTCCCCCCGTTTCTATAAAGACATTTGGAATGGGACTCCTGCCACTCGCAATGCAGCGGTGGCCAAGATGCTTGTGGGTACGGCTGTCCTTAATGAAGCCTGGAAACTCTACGAGGAGGGTGTGATCACTGGATCGGCTCCAACCGATCCTGCCCAAAGGGCTGCATGGCTTAAGTTGCATCCAGAGAAATCCATCAAGATTGGTGATAAATGGTATCAACATCAAGCAGCAGGGATTACTTCAGACATATTGACCCTGGGCGCAAACCTACATGAGACCTGGAAACGGTATCAACATGATCGATTAATCGACGATACCATTGGGACACCAGAAGATCATTTGTTGGATGAAAAACATAGCCAAGCTTATTGGGGCTTAGTCAATGCCTTGTATGAGTTGGAAATCAACAAGACTTGGTTTAGAACATTAACCAATATTGTTTCCACCTTGACAGCTAAGACCGAAGGTGCTATGTCTAGGGGAGTAGGGCATTACTTGGCAGGGCTGTTGCCAGCCAGTCCATTGTTTGGATTCCTAACCAGACAGCAAGACCCGCTGCTACGCAGGACCAGTGATAACATCATTGATCCTCTGCGATCCAGGTTGCCCTGGGAGACAGAGACAATGCTGCCTAGATTGGACCCAGTGACTGGGGAATTCATGCTCAAACAGAATCCCTTGCTCTCTGTTCCTTCCACACAGGACAGGGCCATTGAAGAAATGGTGCGCCTGGGTGTCCAGCTACCGATGGTGCCCAACAAGTTCACCCTCTCGGATGGGGGTGATGCCTACAAGCCAGAAATGACTCCAGAGGAACAGAACTTTGTGATTCAGTTCAGGGGTAGGAATGCGAAAGCAATCGTGGACCAAATGGTAGCAATGCCAACCTGGGATGCATTGCCAGATCGGACCAAGAGTAATTTGATCAAGATGGCATACAGTAATTTTGGTAATGCTGCGGAGCAAATCCTATTGAGTAAAATTGCCCAAGAGGACAGGGAGAGAATTATCCGTGAAGTGCGTAGGTCGTTGATTAACACAACCAAAGGGCAAAAGATATTGCCCGAACAATTGGGAGTTAAATAAAGACTGATTCAATCAGCACATAACTATAGTAGCAATTAAAAAGCCCCCGAAAGGGGGCTTCTCTTATTCCATTTCCAGTTTCTTTAATACCATTTCCTGTGGAACCTGTTTCCATTTCTGCCAAGTATCAGGATCACAGGTGCATTTAGGGCCTTGTGGCCGACCCTGCCATTGTCTCCATATTGTAACGATATGACCACAAATTTTACATTCAAAGTGTTTCGGGAACTTTTCCATAATGTCAAGGTTTAGTTATCAAGGATGCCAGCTAAATATCTAGCTGACCCTTACATTATAAACCGTATTATGAAAAATTGGAAGTAATGTGTTTAGGCTGTTACCTTGCCAAAATCAGGCAGAACTTTCCGTACACTCTCCAGAAGCTGTTCAGGATGATCAATTGGTAGTTGATCTTCAAGCGCAAATATAAATTGAAACCGAGAAACAAGACCCAACTGGGTTGCACGCAATAGCCCAATGAACAGAACCAAATCCTCGTTACACACATCCTTGTACAGAACCCAAATGTCAGACCCGTAGATACTGTAGGAATCCAGGAGAAGAGCGGGACCATATTGACCCATTATGTTGTCTGGATCAATGGTCTCTGCTGATTTAAAGGTCAACAGAAGAACCTTCATTGCACCTGGATTACCTTCTGCTAACTTATCTATAATATCCAATTCCGTGTCATACAAATTGATCCGTTCCATCAACTCTCCTGGTGTTTGGTAGCGGGAGTTGGATTTGAACCAACGACCTCTGGAGTATGAATCCAGCGTTCTACCATCTGAACTACCCCGCAATAGTAAAAAGAGTGCACTGCTTTTGACAAACAATGTCTACCGTGAAGGTGCAATGCACTTAAATAGTGGCAGGATTGGCTGCACTATGGGCAACCTAATTTCTCTCGGGGTTCATTGAATTGACTATTGGGATTTGCCCAATATATATAATGAATTACTGCCAACCGAGTTTATCCCCCTTGCGGGAAACCTTTTTGATTACTGCCCTCGAAACTGGGAACGTGACCCTTTCATATTCCGATTATACCACTCCAGGCGATTGTGACACCATCTTTTTGAAGCATCTTTTCCATGTACTGCTTTGGTGCGGGATGGTCCCTTTTCACCTTTCAGGTGCAACAGGGTGAAAGTATAAGCTAGTTCGTGTTTCTGTGCCAGCTTATTATTCTTGGTCAATTGGCCACTCCTTCAACATTCGTGAGAGCAACATAATCCAGGTACGCTTGCTCCAAATCAAGCCCTTGTACCAAAGTGAAACCTGTAAAGGTTGCCTGATACCAAAGTGTAAGCTTTGGGAGACCTTTGATCCTTCGTGGTGCTGCGGCTACACGAAGATACAAAAAATCCTCACCTTTCACCTGGACCGCCTGAACAGTTAAATTTGTGATTTGCCCGAACTCAATCATTTCGTGATCCCTTCTTTGATTCGGCGAAGTCGCCGTGCTGTACCTCTCGCAACGGTAATACGTGCCAACCGTTTAAGAGCCTCTTTGGCAATACGGACCACAGTACGGGCCTTGTTCTTCAAATCTCGCCGTTCGGCTTTATAAGCCTTAGCACTGGGAGACTTCAGATTCCGGCCATACTTCCGATTCTTGCCGCCTTGACTAGTCCCTGCCATATAATTCCTTTTCGTCTGAAAGTTGTGCTTCTTGCCAACCCCGATCCCAATCCAGCCAGGATACTAGATCATCATCCATATCGAATGGGTTGGCATTCTGTGGTTCAATTGCATGGTGAGCATTCCATCCTAATCCATATGCTCTAGTCACATCCCATTCCATTACTTTACACCCTTATAACTATAACTGAAATGATTACCGTCTGGTAGACTCTTGAAGTCTCCACCCCATGCATTGTTAGAGTTTAGACTCTTCCAATACTCTCCAAGTTCCCGTAATTCTTCAGATTTCTTCAAATATTCCCCATCCTTGAAGACATTGAAGTCAATGGCTAGACGCTTGCAATGCAAGCTATTCTTGATTCCACTGCCATTCTTAGCATTCAATGCTGCCTGTTCTGGAGTCCGATAGGCCTCTCCAAACGTCAGTTCATAGCCCTGGTTGAAAGCAAAGCCAATCAAGTAACAGACATTATCACAGAAAGTTACTTGACATTCATGCAGAGTAAGTTCTTTGGCCATTAGTATTTCTTCCCATTGGGTTGATTCCGGGCTTCTGGTTTATGGTCTGCCCTACTCCGATTGTACTCCAGCTTGTCTAAAATAGCAGCAGCTAGAGGTAGTTCAAGGAACCCTGCCAGATCACAAATACGAATAACAGCATCAGCCAGTTCCACAGTGACAGCCCTGTACTCAGGTAGGTGATCGTCCTGTAAATCCTTCCTGTGCCCTTCTAGAGCCTCTGATAGCTCTGAATGGATCAAAGCAATCTTGGCAGGAACAATTAGAGGATTGGTTACATCCTCGTCCTGCCACCATCCTGCTTTAGAAGAGTCATTGAAGCAAGCATACACCAACCGTTGAATACCAAATTCAATGTCGTCTTGAAGATGAATCATTCTCCACATCCTTTCCTAATTGCTTTTTCAGTTGCCTTATTCTTTAAGGCCACAAGGCCACACTTTACACAATATGGCCAGCTAAGAGTTTTCCTAGTGACAAATGTGTGCGGAGTTGGTGGTTTAGATTTCACAAAGTCCTGCGACACAGGCTAACTCCTGGTATCCAATTCCGGTATCTTCGGACTCTAACATTTCTCGAAAGTCAATTCCAACCGGGAAATCCTTAACCATCTGATCGTATATTTCCTGCGTAATCTCCTGGTAAGGGGCTTGTTCATAAATATGGTCGCTAAACGGAAAGAAACTAAGGCCGTTACAGCTATTCCAATTCTTATACACCCATGCAAGAACTTCGATCCATTCTTCCTCTTTGACATAAATAGACACACTCGGGTTATGTTCCGTCCATCGGTCAGCATATACTTTGTATAACTCCAATTGTTCAATTGCGTTACGCTCGGTTCTCGTAATAGCTTCATCTGGCACCTTCATCGGAAATTTGAAAACAGTCATGGAGTCTGGGTGTGTTTTCTCTGGTTCCCACGGAACCCCTTTCGCCTTTAGGAATTGAGTAACACAATCCTTATTATCACTGCGAACAGAACGAATATAATAAGGAGCATATCTAGGATGAATACCACTACTGGAATCCACCAATTGGCTGACTGTTCCGCTTGGTTTAACGCAAGTAATTGCCGATGAAATAGGAATACCCAGATAAGAAGCAAAATCAGTATTAACACTTCGAGCATAATTTCTCAAATCCTCCAGGGTATTTCCAAGATCAATTAGACCCCTCTCCAGGTCTCCTGCATATAGATCAAAGGCTCCTGAACCATTCATATAGGGGTGATCCATAATCCCAGTCAAAGACACTCCTAATAGACGTTCTTCTTCAGCATTCTTTCTCCAGATTGGACGCAGATAGCGGAAATGGGTAAAGGTTGCCTGGATCGTGCCCAGAATGGTTGCCAATCTGACTTTGTTATAGATGTCATCAATCTCGTCGTCTGGCCGAAGGACAGCCTCACTTAGATTGCAAAGTCCATTTGGTCGTAATACGATTTCACCACAGGGATTAGTACCGAAGTCGAAATTATGGTTTCTAATTCCAGCAGATTTAATCTTTTTGATAGCTCCTTGACGGTTGAAGATTCCACGCTCTCCACTCTTAGATTCATACAGAGTTGCCCATTCTCGCAGGAAAGTCCCATTGTCAGGTTTCTCTGTGTATGCCACTGAATTGTTAGCCAGGGCGCGTTGTCCATCGAACTCATACCAGTTATTGGTTTTTGCATCACGCATCCTATTGTCAGATAGATTACTCAAACTCAACAATGCAGATCGGCGAACCCCGCCAACAATAACTGCATCTGCTACGCAACAAATCAGATCATGGCACTCTACAGAATTCAGCTTGCGGCCAGCCGCTCCCCGGAATATGCGGACTACCTGATTGAACAGCTTGACTAGTGGCTCCGGGCCACTCGCCCGACCGCCAAAGGTCCGCAACCGTGCCCCGGCAGGACGAACCTTGCTCACATCCCATTTTGGGATTGCCCCTGCATACAGCAGGGAAACCAATTCCCGTAGGGCTGAAGCCCATCCAATCCGGGAATCCTTGACCTTGATTACGGTATCCGTCTCATGGAATTCATCAGCTACTTCTGCCAAGTTGGAAATCAGTTGCCGTTCCACGGAGAACCCTGCACCAACCCCACACATGAGGATATACATGATTTCATCCAGGGTAACTGGAACATCCATTGGAGCATAGGAGCAATTGTAGATTGCCACATGATCCCGTTCCGCTGCTGGTCCAGCGGTCATTAACAGCCGCATGGATGGCATTACATCCATCCGTAAGATAGCCGCTTCTAGTTCATCCCAAGGAATCTCTGCATAAGCCTGGGGGTGATTCTTGGTAATGTGCTGCTGTAAAAATACGATGGTGCGTCGAATAGTTTCTGGCCAAGTCTCTCTCCGCTGCTGTTCTGGTAGCCAACGGGCGTATCTGGATTGGTGAATATAATGTTGGTATAGATTCAAAAGGATTGTTCTCCTGTGTTATTGTCTGGATCGGGCAAAGGAAAATCCTCATTCAGGTCTTCCTCTGCCTCTTGCTCTTGTACCTCAAACAAACGTCTCTTACGATAAGTATTCCGTAACTCCAAATCCTTATCCCCTGGTTTTTTATTTCTCAAACTCTGGTATTTCATTATCCATTCCATATTTGTGACAGATAAAATCAAATTTATCTTCGATGGTCTCCGAGAAAGTATGAACCAGAGTCTCACTGTCCAACTGCAACAGTTCCATCAACTCTATCTCTGGGACATTCTCAATCAGAAATACTTTCAATTCTTCTAGGGTAATCATGGCATACCCTTAGAAAGGAATTTCATCCTCACGTAGCAAGCGGTCCAACCCTGCCTTGATCCGAAATAGAAAGTTCAGCAATACCCTTAATAGATTGTTGGTGAACACCACTCCAGAGGTAAGAATCCGAAAGACCCCATCCAGGGTATGTTCCAGGACGTTGATTGTGGTGCCTCCAGCCGAATCTACCCCTTTCACCACGAGGTCTGTGGTTTTGTCCAGACCCTTCGCCAACAATTCATTTACTTTACCGATCATTTTTTACCTCCATATTTCTGTTTAAGGTAGTCCAGAGAAACAAACATTTCATCAAATACCCCATCTTTTACATCATGTAACACAATTAAACCCCTCCAATGCTGATTACTCTGAACATCTAAATAGCCCTCGTCGTGCATATAACATGATCCGGCAATGATCCCCGTAATCTGCCTACCATCAGCACGCCTACCTGTAGCGATTTGCTTGCCCTGCTGGTGTCCTGCAATACAACTCATATGTTTCTTGGAGAGCAAGGCCTGGGCCGATGTAATTGGCCTACCCATAACCCCGGATGTGAAGTAATGGCTGAATGCCACCCCCTCCACAACAACCACTTCCAGGAAAGGGTGAATCTCCCAACCAAATGCTGCATAAGCCAAATCATCCAAGGAAATCAACCCTTCAAGCTTTGGATCACGGTTGATTGCTTTATTGATTCGTTGTTCGTGATTACCAATGAGCATAATCTTACGGGGCCGATAGACAGCATGTTTATTCTGCTTTTGTCTATCAGCTTCAATCTCAATTGGCAGCAGCAAGGCCATCATCGCCTCTTGCCCTGCACCAATATCATTGGTGTATCTCCGACCCTCGAAGCCCTTAGTGCCCACATCATAGGTACATAGGCTAGGCATATCTGTGAAGTCCCCAATACAAACTATTACATCTGGTTTCTTCTCTGTGATATACTCACCAATCCAGGTTAGGAATGTGAAATCCTCGTCTGGTTTGGCCTGTACATCTGGTATAACTAGAATTTTCAAGTTATTATTTTCCTCCTGCTCTTTTTACCAATTCAATAAAATGGGCTGCATCCAGAATAACCAATGGCTTGCTTCGGTCCTGCTTAATAAACACCACTGGTTCATGGCTCCCATGCGTCTTGGCTTGTTCATAGAAACCATAGACAGCTATCGCATGGCGAGACTTGGCTTCAATCTGGTAGGGAAAGCATTCTCGTGCTGCCCTGGATAGTTGAACATCCTCCCCATCGGCTCCCATCGACGTTGATTTACAATCGTCTGGATGGAGACTGAATTTATCAATTAGCTGGTCCCGAACCCACTGCTGAAATACCCTACCCTTTGATTTGGCTGAACTCGGCTTCATACATTTATTATCCTTTGTCTTGAACAAGTACACCTGCCAGAAACTGATCCAGCCGAATCAATATGGTATTGTCTTGCACTGCACTACGGTAGTGTCGTAAAGCCAACAATACTAGGCTCACTTCGGAAGTGGTCTCCAATTCAATTGTCACTGGGGTGAAGATTGCTTTTGTTTGCACAAGTTTCATCTAGGGAACTCCCATAATTCTCCCGGCTTTTGCCGTATTCTGACCAGTCTCGCATTCAATAACATCTTGTCTTCAGCCTCCAAGACATCTGGATAGAAGCGATTATAGGCCGTATAAGCCGCTCTAAACAGTTCTGGCTCTCCCACACACCCTTTTAAAATTAAAGCCGCCTTGACCCCTCCTATGCCTTTTAAACCGGGTATATCGTCAGTGCTGTCCCCCATCAGTATCTGCTTGTAGAAAAACTGGAGTCCCTGTTCTGGCGTAACCTCATAATGTTCATTTGTTATGAAATTAAAATGCTTGCCTGGGATTTGATCCAAGTCTTTGTCAACCGTACAAATTACTGTATCAGGATGTTGCATCTGATAAATACCCATTGCATCATCGGCTTCTTCCCCCCAAGCTACCGTGGCATTCCAATCCTTTAGTAAGTAATTGATAATGCCCTCGTAGTGCCTGGGTTTGGGCTGCTTCCTGCTGCCTTTATATTCTGGATAGAGTGTCTTGCGAAAGTTGCCATCACTATCAGACAGATATAATTTATACTGGGTTGCATCTGATTCATCCAGAATCTTTTCGATCCAATCAGTTATCTGCCGATGGGATTCGCTAATTCTTCGATGTTCTGTAGCGAACCCCACTCGGTACACCAATAAATCCCCATCAATCAAACAGATCATTCCATCAAAGCACGGAGTTTGTCCGCAACATTCCGGGCGTGAGAAGCTTCTGACGCTGCTGCTTCGGACTCAAATCGAGCCGTGACAGCCTCCACATTGCGCTGTTCAGCCTCACGATCTTTGTCCAGGGCCAGGGCATCCAAATCTTTGATACCCAGAGTAAGGTAGTTCAGGATACCGGCCACCGATTTACGAGAACAGAAAAAGAATGCCATTTTTATTATCTCCAATTAGAAAGGAATATCATCGTCAATATCAGCGAAACCCTTTGCAGGTTCAGACTTTGCTTTTTTCGATGTATTGACGCCACCGTTGCCACTAACTTCTTTTTCAGGAATGAAACCATCCATTACCTGATCTTCAAATTGAGAAGCCAATTTCAAAACCTCTGCCACCGATGCTTGCTTGTTTTGGCTTTGGAAATATGAAATAGCATAGCCAATTGCACTTTGCCGGATAATGTAGCCTTGCTTTTCTTTGTCGAACTCAAACTTATCCGCATCTAACTTGTTCTTTGCTGCCCAGTCCGTGCCACCAGACTGTTTAGCCCTGTCATAAGACTTGCTGGCAGGTTTATCATCGAAATCAGTGGCATCAGATTCCTTGATCCCAGTCCAGTTCCAATACTTGCCACTCTTTTCCAGAGACACTTCATAGAACTTCCCTGGGAGACAATCTTGGACTTCTGAATAGGCATCCTCATTTGCCCAGTCCAGGAGAACCTTGTAATTGTCTGGTTTGGATTCCGTGGCATAGTCCACTCGAATCTCTTTCCAACGCCGCTTACCCTCTTTCTTGGTCTCAATGTCTCCTACTTCGATAATCTTAATCAGCATTCACAATCCTCTCAATTAGACAAAGCATTTATAAAAAGGTAGACCCATAGTGCAAAACCCGATCCTGCAAAAAACCACATCAACAAATTAACTACTTTTTCCATTCAGTCTCCCCCACAGATATACTTCATATGCAGTAACTACAAACCCATTATAGAGAGCATTGATACTGTGCAGTATCCCAAGAATTACCAAAGCAACAATCATTCCATTCTCCCCCAGTTCATTCCGACCTCTACCTCACCCCTAAAGGGTACGTTCAGAGGAACCTTGTAGACAGCCTCAAAATTCTTTGGTATATCCACTAGACATTGCTGGAGTATATCACAAACCTCCTTAATAAGCAATTGGTCATTCACAACATCCAACACAATGCTATCGTGGACAGTATTGATGAACAACACTCCTGGTTTGTGGGCCAGTCGGCGATAGGCTGAAATCCGGCCTAACTCCATCAGTTGGGCAGCTAAACCCTGCACTGGATAGTTCAGCATACAGGTCCGGGGCCAAGCAATATCCCCGTTATACTTGTTCTCCACCATCCCAAAGCCATACTCTCGGCCAGTGGGTAGCCTGTACACGCCAGTCTGGGGAATTTCCTCTAGGAGGGAATCATGCCAGCTTGCTACCCCTGAATATTTCTCATAGAATGTATCAATGGCATCTTGCCAGAACTTCGGATTACTAGACACATCCATGAAATCTGGATCATGGGCATAGCTAAATGCAGAACCTCCATAGATCAATCGAAAAACAAAGATTTTCGCTATATGCCGAATAGGGAATCCAAACAGCTTCATGTTCTCACTGTGCATATCGTAATTCTGATATGTCAGTTCCTCCATCCCTACTTTATCTTGTGCTAGATATACACAGACTGCCCATTCCAATGCTTTTGCATCAACTTGTATGAGCATACCCTGGGCCTCAAAACACTGGGAGAGCCAGGAATTCCTCTTCGGTCATGTTCAACAATTCTACTTGGCACTCATATTTCATGCTCTTGACTATCTCCCCAACAGCCAAAGTGGAAGGTATAGGTGTATAAAAAACATGACCATTCTTTGCTTTAAATTTTATAACCTGCATATTAAACTCCATACAATACTGCTTGGAACAATGCAACCCGATCCTCTTTTTTCAACAAATTAAATCTGGCTGCTAGATGGGTTGCGGCCAGGAATTTGGTATAAAAAACAAGGTCCTCTGTGAGAATGATATTCACAATCCCTTTCTTAAAGGATGAAAAGCCGGATTCTGCTGGCAAACAAACCTCATTGCCAGGATGGGAACCGCCTAGTTCATAACCTTCATCCAGGAGAGTATTTATAAACTTGGTTAGATTACCGGGTTCCACCAACACAAGCCAATCGGCATCGGTATCCATTGGTGGAGGCTGGCAAGTCACTCGACTGCCAACCGCTTTCATCATCCGAGCAAGCTTTTTCAGGGCAAGGCTAGGCCGATCCTCCATCAGTTTGCCTCCAGGCATGGCTCTTGTGGAACACAAGGGCAATTCTCCTGCAAACAACCATACTTCATAACTGTGGAGGCTGGTGTCTCACAAGTAGGGCAAAGAGTCTCGCTCTCTTGGACCATCTTGGCATATTCAGCATACAGATTAACAAACATTATTTCTCCTTTTTGGTTTCTTCAATGTAACGTTTAATTGCTGCATCGGCCACACACCGCAAGGCAGCAGCAGTGAATGGGCCTTTGTAGGCATCAAGTAGTTCTTGATCACTCAAGCTTGTTATGCTCCGAACACGGTACTTCAGGTCTTTACAGAAATGGGGTTCCTCAATAAATTCCCAACGCTCCCAGTTCGGATTGTAAAACTCAACATCCTCTCCATCTGCCCATTGTTTGATAATATCTGCATGTTTTCTTGGTTTCATTGAGACTCCTTGTGGATTGCATTATAGAGAGTTTTTAGAACATAGTCCTGGTCCGTTCCTGTGATACCGATACTGTCAAGAGCATTTTCTACTGCGGTCAGTGCATCTGAAGCGATGGCACGAACTACCCCGATCAACCCCGCACGGTGGTAACTATCATAGTTGCTGGCATGTCTGTACTGGCTAGGCCCCGCGTTTTCGTCGAATGCCTTCTTATACGCAGCAGCGAGTTCAGCCTCACTTAGCTTCTGCTGCTTTACGACTGGCTGCACAATAGAGGACGCACCTTCCAGGTGGACGTTATTACGTCTTTCTTCGGTCCACGTTGCCGCCTCTGCTTGTGCCTTGCGCACCTGTTCGCCTAGCGAAGTCAGCGGCACGGCTGACTGCATGGTGCGATCTGCGGCGATGATGGCACGAGTGAATGCAGTTATCTCGTCTTGCGTCACTTGATAAATCTTAGGCGGGAAATCAGCGTATTCCGGTGGTTTCTCTCTCACTTTTGCCTTAAATTCCTCAAGTATTCTCGCGTCACTCAACTCAATCCGCTTGGCCGGTTCAATAGCTCCACAGGTATTACAGCGCCGGAATTGGTTATCCCCGAAGTAGTGGTAGTCGTGGTCACACGCAGTGGCACGATACAGGTCGCCCAGATTCCTGATCTGCCATGCCCAATTGCTGGCAGTGCCTTCCATCGGATGGAGACTTTTAGGTATGGCATATTTCGCGGCGTCTATGAAATCTCTGTTGGCTTGCGCTTGCTGCTCCTTCAATTTCAGAACCGACGCTGCTGACCCTTCATCATGATCCAAATCGTCTCCAAGAGCCGCTGCAACAGCGTCACAAATTCCCCATGCCTGATCTGCTGCTGCCTGTGCCATTGCAAGTTGCAGTTGCAAATCAATCTGGGATTGCATAGCTACGTGCTGAATAGATGCTCCAACAGTATCCCCGCGTCGGAAGATCATCATTGCAAAATTTGCAATGTCCACCGGATCACCTTTTCGTACGTGTTTCACTAGCAATTGTGCCAAGGAGTCTATCGTGCATAGACGGCCATCATCCCAACCGCCGTATCCCTCCTTTCGTTTTCGCTCCAGCTTGGCTTTCATTAAATTGGCAAATTCATCAACTGCGATGTCATCTTTATGCCTCATTTCAACCCTCCCAACCAACTGCTTTAGACAGGGTTGGATTCCAGCCCTTGAAACATTCATCAAACACACTGGTTAGGGCCAGATCACAAAATACCGGACATCCAATTGGAGCAAACCGATACAACTGGGCAAGTTCAAATTGACTCATAGCCCGAATCTCTTCTGCTGTATGTGGAATTATCATCTTTGTTCCTTTAATAAAAACCAATCTTTCTGGAAATCTGTGGTGGAAGAGGCTTTCTGGTAATCTCTTCCACTGTCTTTCTCAATTGCTCTACTCTTTGGTCCCCTGGAGACATTTCCGACTCGTGCCAGACTGCATGACACGAACCAAACCCCCACGGAGGCTGCTCATAAAAATCGTAGTCATCCATTTGGGCCTCTATCAATTGCTGCCTTTCTTTCTTCATATTCCTGGAATTGAGAACACCAATGCATATGAGGATGCTCCGATTTGGCTCTCTCTGACATTCCAGAATAACCCCCACAATTGCAATAGTTCTTGTAAGTGGTCATTGCCATTGCCTCAACATATGTCACTCAAACCTCGACACAAAACATTGTTTAGATTCTTCTGATTGATTCTGTAGATTCGGAGTGCTGCTACTTAGTCTCCCTGTCACTGCCACAGTTTGATTCAGACTGTGGTGAATAGTTCCATCAGTCCAACCATATTTATCAAAAAGCTTTGGGATTCCTACATAGTAGGTGCCCCTCAATTGTTCCAACCCAGACCTCTCTAATAGCTTATCTAGGAGAAGTCTCTTAAACCGATTCAGCTTCTGCTTCGCCAGGACGTTAAACACTGGAACACTGGTAGAATAATAAATATCTGAACTCTTCAGCTTGGCTGACTTTGGTGGAACGAATATTCTGGGGAACTCCATCACTTCCACAGTATGCCGAACCTTAGAGTTACCATTCTTGAATAGATGAACATATGGCTTTTTATACTTAACTGGTCCACCAAACAATACTGCTGATAAATGTTGGGGGGAATCAAATGAAACGATCCCCATTGTGTCCCCAACCATTTCACGGAGTTGTTCATCAAGTAAAGCTATCCGATTCCCTGTTTGGATAGCTAAATCCTTTGCCTTTTCTACGTCGAACTTCATCCCGTTCCATTCCATATCTGCCAGGATGATCAAATCGCAGCAAGACATGCGAATGGTATTGTACATTCCCCGTTCCTTGGCCTCTGCAATCTGGAGTAGGGCTAACTGATAGGTCAGGATTGCATCTGTGCTACCATAATTCTCCAGAACATCCTGGGGAATCAGGTCAGTATCAATTCCCTTGTCCCAATATTCCGTTTTTACTACATCCAGCTTTTGACCAATACCATATCGGGCCAGGGCCTCATTCAAACTGGGCATCTTGGATAACTGCCGTGTTAGAACAGTTTCGGCCACTTGGCAACACCAAATTGATCCTAGAGGAAATTGAAATCCAGTTTCCCTTCGTAGCCAATGTATGTCAAACTTGGCATTAAAGGCACAGTACAACCGATCCTGTTGAAACTCGGAAACACTTTCCTTTATTGATGGTCCAATAAAAGGTGGTTCCCAGTAGGATACCGACTTCTCTCCATCATAGCCACAAAGCAAGACAGCCCGATTTCGTTGATCAAAAGGATGGCCAAAGTTATCTGCTGTCTTACAGGTGGTTTCAAAGTCAAACGAGAACAGATTCATTTATTCCGCAATCCAAATTGCATCGCCAATTGGTCCCTCAAACTCGTCCCAGTTAGCCCTGTAATAAAACTGTCCCCCTGGATTACCATCTTTTCCCAGACCTGTAACGTAGCCTTGCACCCCGAAGGATTTCAATTCCGTTACGACCAGGAAACATCCTGCAAACATGGGGTTCCTGCAAACATTAGGTTCCGGGCTAAGTTGCACTACAGAACTGACTTTAACGCGATCTTGTTTCATTAAAACTCCATATAATCATCATATTGGGCGATTTCGGCATTGAATCGAACAGGTATCTTTCCCCGACGATACTTCTCAATTGTATCATCATCGCCCATTTGCTTGTTTTTACAAGCGGAAAGGTATCGGATATTCCTGTCCTCAATCTTTGGGCTTGCCCCAATTCCTAGAATCCAATCTGCCTCACCCTGCTTGGCAGTCTTAGCATAGGCAATGTTTTCCATCGTGAGCCATTTAGTATTGGCTCCATCAGCACTCGCATGACAGGAACCGATTACCGGGCCATACTCTTTGCTCAATTCCCTTGCCCACTGGTAGATCGCCTTGTAGTGCAAATCGTCCCGTAGACCCTTCTCTCCGAATCCCCACAATTTATCAATGGAGTCCAGGACAATCAACTTAGGCTTGTGCCGTTGACAGATTGCTTCGATCTGTCTTCTGTGCATATGTGCTTCATCAACTACTTGAATCCGACCTTGAATCTTGTCATTGAATAACCTTTCATTTCTAGCATGATTGGCAATCAATTCCTTGGTGGTAATCCCCAGAACCGATTGATAGTATCGGTTCCGAATCTTCATTCCGGCCTCTTCATTGTTGAAATGAATCAAAAGGCCATCGCCCTGTTGGGCCATGTAACTGCATTGGTCCGTGATAAACGTGGTCTTGCCAACATCTGGGCGTGCAAAGATGAAACCAAAATCCCCTTTGCGGAGTCTCCCAAACATGACCTGGGCGGTCCGTAGCTTCCAGGACAAGCCGCCAGCATGGAAATCCTCCACAGAACTACCTAGGCCCATATCCATAAAGTCCTGGGGCACTGGGGTGTCCTGCTGAACCACTTGTAGCAAGCCCTGGGTGTATTCCAAAAACTCTTCTGGTCGTTTCCGACCATTTAATACCTCATTTGCCAACAGCATTGCTTCTCTAATACTATTGGTGGTACGTAATGCCAACAACAATTCCCTGGATTGGTCCTTTGATACAGTACCTGCTGCCCTTATTTTCGTGAACAACGTTTTGTATAGTGCCTGTTCCTTGGCAGATAGACCGGCATTGTATGTGTAGAATGCAATCTCAACCTCATTAATAGATAAATCCTTCGGAGTTTGCTGAACCGAGAACAAATATCTAATGGATTGGAAGATTTTAGCGTGTTTAGGATTGGCTTCTTGAAATGCTCTACTATCCAGAAGAACCCCAAATTCCACAAAACAATCATAGTTAAGTAGACCATTGAGAATTAATTCCTCCATTAATAGTTGCGTGCTTCCCGTAGAGTTCTGAAGAAATGAATCCCCGAATCACATGTGCTTGACTGATTGCTAAAGTGTGGTTTCGGTAGAACGACTTCGCCAGGGATATAGTGAAATTGGTGGCCACTATACAGACTTCGCGCCTTGGTAAGCTTGGTAGCCTTTCCCGTAAGCCGAATATCAATAACAACAGCCTTGGCTGCACGGCACTTCCCTTCCGTCATTAAACACCGAGTCCCCTTGGGAATCATCAATTTGGCTATGGCGTAGCTCCCATTAACCGCAACCACTTTCTTGTAGACAATTGTATCACGATCTGCAATAGCCCAATACCCCGAGCAAGTCATGCAGTCGTCCCAACGGGCGTGGGTATCAAATTGCTTGATGTTGCTGACCTGGAAATAAGGTTTTCTCATTTAAAAACTCCTTTTAATGGCCGCTGATTACTCGGCCAGAGTAGATAACAAAATGAATAAAGTAGTCCTGGAACGTGTGAGCCACCACTGGATGGAATATCCAGACTACCCAATGGTGTTCAGAAATCTTTTTCATAAAAGACAAACCCTTGATTAGGTGTACATTATGAAAACAAATCTGCAACATTCCGAATGCCATGAAGATTATGATTTCTACATTCATATTTTCCTTTTTATTGGTTGATTATCCCCTGTAGCTCTTCCGTATCGTAGCACTTAGGGTCATTTGGAGTTAAGATCAAACGCACAGACTCGAAGTAGGGTTTTACTTTAACCTTTAGTCGATCCATTGTGTCGATTGCATCATAATCCAAGTAGATCAAGAGTGTCTTATAATGGGTACACAAATATTGCAACAGCAATTCCGAAATATTCTTGCCAAACAATGGATAGGTTGGGATCACCCTGCCTAACTTGATCGAACTGACCAAATCCTCACATACGCAACAGACCCCATTAGAGGCTTCAGGAGCTATCGAATGGATCACCTTGGCCGGTGTACCCTTCAGGACCCATTTAACGTCTCCTGGGCCTTTGTAGTCAAGATTACGACCATTCCAAAGCAATAGTTCCTCCGGGCCAAACACAGGAAAGATCAATAGATTCTCTACCTGTACTTTTTTCCGGGCCAGATAAATGCCCTTTCTGGAAAAGAGAAGGAGGTTATCAGAAATCTCCTTAGCAGTCAATTGATATTTCTGGAGCCAAGCCATAGACTCTGGGCTGTCTGTGGCAGGAATACAGTCCCTTGGCAGGACTATCGTTTGCGACGGTCTGGAATGGTTAGTTCCCTCCGCTCCTGGAGCATCTTTCGTTGTACTGCATTCAAATCCATCTGAAAATCCAGTTCGTTCTGGATGGCATTGATTAAGACTACTGCCAATATTGCCTCGACCAGGATTATAATAACCGCAAGAATAACAATACTTGTGACCATCATCATATACCCCTAAGTTATCTCCAGACCTATCTCGACCCCTCCTAGAACAGGAGGGGCATCTTTCATGTCTAATACAGAGTGAAACAGAATTTTCCAAAATCAGGCAACACTCTCTAGTTGCTCACCCAGAATACGTTGAATCTTTTGATTGTACAAAGTATCCAGGGAAGAGCTAACCTGTTTTGCAGCATTGAGACTCCGGGCCTGAAACTCCGAGAACCACTGTTCTTGATCCTGGGGAATAAAAATCCAGGCATTGCCAGCAGCCAGCCGACCTTGTGCAATGACTCTACCCAGTTTCTTGTTGAAATGGTCTTTTCTGCTACAGACTGCAATAGCACATGCAACATTGTTGCCCACTCTCTCGTAGGCTACGGTCAGGCCCCCTTTGGGTAGGACTTGGCCCGACTTGAACCTGCGATAGTGTATATAACGAACTCCGGTATCTTTGCTCATTTTCAGTAGTCCTTGTCTAAATATTGAAAATCGAAGAAGTTCTCTCCTTCGTCTACGTCCATCAGGGATGGATTCCCTGCGACGGTCAACTGTGCTGCCTTGCAGCAACTGGCACACAGTCCAACATACTCATTTGTTATTAAATCCCTAACAGACATTTCATAATCTGTCAGGGGTTCATTACATGCATCACACCTACCAAAGCCATTGTGCCGCATTGGGATTACTGGCGAGTAACAGGGTTTTCTGCCGAACCGACCAACTCATTCGACACTTCAAACTCACCATAACACTCGTCCATGAGGTCATAGACGCTATTGAGAATCGTCTCAATTTTGTCCAGGAAAACTTTGTCTGGTGCTGCATCCAGACTCTTTTCAACAATGGCTATCCGAGCATCAATTGGAAATTGTCCCGTTTTTTTCAGAAAGTAGCCCAACACCAACACACCTTGGGCCAGGGCATGGATGGTTGAATTCCGGTCGAATTCACCCTCACTATTTTGTATGGCCCGGACTGCCAAACCCTCGGCCAGGATTGCTTGTAATGCCCATGTGACCGGCATTGCTTTGGTGAAAGCTGTATGCTCGAAAGCTTGCTCCATTTGATTATCTCCTGTAAAATGAAATGAAATTTAAAAAGAGCAAGGTTGCCCCTGCCCTTTTTGTTCAGCAACTGGTGTTAGTCAGAAAGGCTATCATCAGCCGTTAGCTCTACCGACTCGAACAGTTCCGGGTGAATCCGAGCAACCTCCTGGACTGCTGCTTCTGCACCCTGGTCATTGAAGATTTTGGCAACTTGGTCGCCCTCTTCAGCGGTCATGTCTTTCTGACTCAGGGAGTGATTCAGGGTGTCGCAGAATTCCTGCGCTATGAAGGTTGCGGAGAGGCTGGCAAAGAAGTCCTGAATGTCTTCTTCTTTGTCCAACACGGCTGGCGCTTCTTGCCGTTGGAGTTCAAAATAGCCAGCATTGTTTTTGAAAACGGTCGGGTTGGATTTGATAACATCGGTCATTTTGTTGCTCCTTAGTTAAGTAAATGGCTTACTGCACTGTATTGAGAAAAGGTCTTTCCAGCAAGGGTGTTTTTTACGTTCTCTGGTTTCGTATCCTCCCATAAAGTTAAAACAGGTTGTAATGAAGCATGACAATTTACAACAATATCGTCCATACTGTTCAATACCGAGTCCCGCTGGTCCGGGTCTGTACTGATTAATGCTGTCTCAATCATATTGTAGTTATCTACATACCGTTTGACTATAGAACGCATGTAGTTAATGGTACTCTGCTGCAATGCAATGATGGTCTCTGCCTCTGTCAATGTCATAAAGCTATACCTCCTTTAGACTCACCTGGATTTTTCTTGCCAATCAATTTTTTCAGTCTCTGGTAGGATGCTCTTTGGCATTCGGCCAGGATACAAATTGTACCCTTTCTGTCACGCTTGTACAGAGTTGTCTTGGTTAGTTGCATTCCTGCGACAAACTTCCGTAATTTCTTGGCTTTTTTCAGATTCAAAATACCCCCATCTTTAGAATTGGAAATTGACTTTCAAACCAATCTGCTGATTGTGTAGGATCGTCAGAACCTCCAGGGCAATCCATCCATATTGCCAGTATGGCCGGTACTCACTCGGTAAAGCCTTAGTGACTGCATAGTGCCCTAGACCCGCCAGGAGGAAATAATTCCGAATCCGAGCATCACTGGGATGCTGCCCCAGTATTGGATTTGTCTCATACATTCCTGGATGATTCTTAATGTCTAGTGTTTGATTGTAGTCTACTAGAAGAGTTCCAGCAAAAATCAATTCATTACGGATTTCTTTTTCCGAGAGGTCATACCTCCCCGGCAAGAGGTTCAGATCATCGGCACAGACTGACCCGAGACTACTTGCCAGGACCAAACCCAGGACCAACTTTTTCACAGTTCGATCCCCAGGAAGTCGAATTTCCCGTTTTGATCAAACAAGAATTTGACTTTACGAGTCTGCGTAGTGAAGTCCATGACATAGGCACGGCTGTCATTGTCCCAGACGAATTGTAAGCCAAGTCCAAATGACTTGAGCATATCGGCAAAACGATCCTGGTCCGTATAGGGAGTGGCTTGATCTTGGGAGTCGATCATCTGCCCCACTACATCCAGATTCTCTGGGCATGGTCCCCGAAGTCTCTGGAATGGACGAGACATTTCTTCTTCCGCTGCCTGATTGTTCAATTTATTCAGAATTTCGAGACAGAACATATTGTTCTCCTGGTTAATGTTTCCTGGTTACACTCAAAACCACAACTTCAAACTGTGATCTAGCAGCCATTTTACTGATTTGCTCTCTTGCCGATTGTTCATCCTCGGCTTGCAATTCAACATGAAACGTCATACTACCATCTACCGTATATTTCACCAAGTAAGTCGCCATACTTCTCCTTTCGTTTTATTAGATTATCCTTTCGATGTCTCGACTGGGATGTCCATCCAAGCCCCTCCAAGAGAAGTCTTGATCCAGACCTGGAGAACTCTAGCAGAGTCCGGGCCGAATTGCAAGGCGGCAGGATGATCTTCATCAACATCTGATGGGTTAAATTCATACCATCGAAATTCGACAAATCGCATGGCTACCTCCAGAAAGTTCCCTACTGTTACAAAATATCCGTAAGTTTATCTCATTGTTTCTTTGCTTGCGCAAAGGTTCAAAGAGGAAGTTCAAGAAAAAGTTCAAATTCTTTGAAACTTTTTACCTATTTTAGAGTCTAACCATATTTTAATGATTGTTGAACAACCTGTTCTTATGTTGTGAAACAATCTAATAGAGCTAGTTAGACTAGCGATAGTTATACTAGTTCAGTCTCAATTGTGAGTCAGACTCTACTATTTAATCCATATCCATAATATGGAAAGTAAGTATCTTTGGATTTCTCCTGAAAATCTTTGTAGAGTCTATCGGCATGTTTAGCCCGATCTACCATTTTCCTGAATTCTGGGTCAAACTCATAGGTGAAAGAGTAGTCTACTATGCCCTCGGCAGCAGCCTGGATCAATTCAACATGTTCCAGGGCCGATATGAGAGGATATTCAGTCGTCCCCTGAAAGTCTAAAGATTCTTTTGTATAGTATTCAATACCAAGTCTCTGATGGACTACCATAGACCTCTCATAGAGCCAATCTTCCATAAGGTTTTTCTGGCAACAAAACCCATTGCTCCTGGCCATGAACCCGTTTGGGGTGATTACCCAGATTCTACAATGGTGTCTTGTGGTGAAAATTAGGTCTTGTTTGGAGAATGAGACCTCTGTTGGATGGGAGTGCACAACGTCTATCTGGCCACCTTCGGCAGCCGCTTGGTGCATAGCGTCTATCTGACCCCTGCGGAATTGAATATAGCTATTGTTCCCATCTAATTCAAATAATACATGAAAATTGCACAACACAATGCCATACTCGGCACCATTGTGGGTTTCTGTGTAATGCTGGCACTTCATCATTGCATTGTGGATATTCGCGGAGTGGTCAAACATGTTAGCTCCTTATGGAGAGTTTAGATTGTCTTTCAAGATAATTAATAACAGTTCTTTCAAATGCCGATTCTGTGCCCTCACACTACTTTCAGGCACAGTCTCCTGCGCAGTTACAACCTTGGCACTCTTCGCCCAGGCGTACACCGTTGAGACCCCACACTTATAGGTCTCTGCAAGTTTGCTGGCAGGAGTGCCAGCATTGTATGCTTGCAGAATTTTGGTCTTCGTTTCTGGATCGAACTTTAGACGGTTTTGCATGATACTATCCTTTCAACAGTTTGGTATTCGACTACTCCGCGATCCGTAGAGTAGCCAAATACCTTTACACTGTCAAGGATTAGCTTAAAATAAGAGCCAGTTCAAAGGCCGATGTTTTAAGGGCGTCACCTTTGCCATACCAGGAATTGGCCAATTGATGATCTGGAGTCTTGCCTCTTTGTACATGGTCTACGTATTCTGTAACACCATTCACCCAGTCCCAGGCAGTTTCGCCCGAGTTGCCTTTACCTGATTCAAACAATGCCAGAATGTTATTGTATGCCTTGGAGGCAGTCACATCCTTGCGAGTGGTTCCTCCATTCTCCGTTAGGAGTTTGGTGGTAAGATCGGCAGCGGCAGCGCGAGTCAGGGACCGTCCGGCTAAGTCTCTGGCAGCATCAATGAAGGAATGGAAAGCGCCAGTGGCCAATCCGAGTCTCGCTTTTACGGCACGTTCATCAAAGGCGGTCCGATGACTGATTACTACATCCTTTGCCGATTTTGCTGATAGTGCCATTGACAAGGTATTGTTGCATACTACTCGAACACTGGTGAATTTGGCAGTTGTGGCCAATGTGCCATCGGCACTGGAAGACAATAATAGAAAACCATTGACTTGATCGTTTCCAGTAACAATAGCTCCGTCGCCGATGCTGGCCAGTGCCCAGAAACGTTTGCCACCAAACAACGTTCCAGCCGTATCCAGGGTGAACCCAACTGGCAGCAAGTCTCTGAAAAACTCCAAGACTTCAGTAGGTTGCACAACTTTGTACTTGCTGGAAACAATACCGAGCGGTTCCAGGTTGTCACCCCGATACAATACATGGCTGTCAGACACTGGAATGTTATAGCTCCAATCGGCGCTATTGGGGGAGAATTGAACTACTCCCCGTTTGATGCGCCATCCCATTCCGGCAGCTTCGACCCATTGGTCAATGTCCGCTCCAGGTTGCAGCTTGTTACCCAGTCCGTGCCAAGGTTCATTGCCAACATAGGCCATTTCCGCCTTGCCATTGGTAAAGGTCAGTTCATGTGCCATTTCTTGCTCCTTTTAAAGGTTTTCTAGCGGAAAAGTGCTAGAGAATGCCCAAACGGCATTCCTTAAAACTCTTGCCAGCATTGATAGGATAGGTTATCTAAACAGAAGTTCAAATCCTATTTTAAACACAAAACCAAACAACGGCGCAAGACACCATTGCTGATGTCAATAGGCACAACCTAAGTTGGAGCCAGGACACTTGCTGTTGAGAAAGTTTCATTGCAGCTACTCCTTGATGGCATGGTAGAAGAGAATACCCAGGAACAAAACACATTCCAAGGCAGCTATCCAACAGAGTATGAGTTCAATCATACAAAGATGCGATAGACAATTGGTAGATTGGCAAATTGGACCCGACACTGGAGTTCTTGCCGAAAGGCAAACTTGTTATCGGGTCGCAAGGTCTTAGACAAGGCCAGCATAAATACAATACCACTCATGGTTCTAACCCCTTTTCCAGTTTGATAACATAATCATTCTTGTCTTCATCCCAGACAGAAAGGATAACCCCATACAGAATATTAGGTTGATCCCAGGTGTCGAAATAGGGTTTAGCTTCGGCAAATGCCTCTTTAGCCTCTTCCCAGGAATTGCCCATATAAAGAATGGAGTTTATGCCACAAGGCACAACTACTGTCCGAGAAGAAACACGGTCTACGCGGTATTGATTGCTATAGTTGCTCATGGGAAATTCTCCAGGTTAAATGAATTCAGGTTCACCATTGACAGCCAGCAAGACAGCTTCTTGCTTGGCAGCTTGTTTATACTGGCGTGCGATGTGCTGCATGTCAATATAATCTTGATCTTTGGTCGAATAGACAGAAACAACCTTGACGGGTTCCGAATAAAGTTTCCCATTGTCATTCTTCCAATGACCGTCACCCTTGACTACTGTACAGCCTCCGAAGGAGTCAATGCATTGCCGAATGGCATGATTAGCTGCCTCCTTGTGTTCGATAGGCAGGTAGATTTCCAGTTTCATGATATAGCCTCCAGGTAGGTTAGATTACTTCCAATATCGCTCTTTGTAGTGCCGCTAGACAACTGTTAAAAATGTGTGCCTGATATACATATTGTCTCGGTAGCATGGTCATAGACCTTCACACCTTGGGGAATTGGGAGAACTATGTAGTTCTCCTTCCATTTCATTTCATCAATAGCGCCTTGCGCCAACTCGTGAGTTGGGTATGCTTCATAGCATACACCACCGTCTACTTCACAGAGTCTGGGGTTAGACCCTTCTTGTGCTACGTAATACACTCCAAAGTAAGCGCACATAGCATTCTCCATTTAAGATGATTGGGAACACCAGTATAGTTCATAGATTAGGTCATACAAGGAATATTCTTAATTATTTTCAGACAGTCTAATTGCTTCCCGGGTAGTGTAGTCAGACTGATAACATTATATTAAACACTTGGCTCATGTACCCTATTTCATAGGCATAGCTAATCGGCAATGATTGGGATAGAGAATGATGTAATGGTTACTCACCTTCGGACATTCTCCCCCAATCCCAGGAGTGATTCGATTCCAGGAGGCAAGCCTCTGCCTAACTTCGTATATCGGACCTTATGTCAAATAATTTTATTTCCATTGGTCAATAGGGGGGGGAGGTCTGATGGCCCAGGGGACATATGCGTTAATACCCCTCAATACATGAGAAGCAATTTTAGGAAAAAGGGAGGAAATAGATTACTTATCATAAAATCTACTGTCTGTCTACTGTGAGTCTAAGAATAGGAGGTAACAATTTGGGAATAGTGTTTAAATCGACGAGAAGGGGCCTACAAGCTGTTTTTGTATCAAGGTGGTAGGGTAGTAGCCACCCAATAAAAAAGAGGCTCCTAGAGCCTCTAATAGAATTGTCTTGACATTATGATAGATTTGTGTTACTATTCGCCTTGTCTTGATAGTTTGTATCTATTGGGATGCCCCTACTAAAAAAATTATAAGAGAGGCCATCATGGACATGGACGAATATCCAGATGAATTACTTGATCCCAAGAGGAACAGCACAATCAAAAAAGGGATAGTTAATTTATTGATCTGGTTGGATGTAAAAATCAATAAGTATTTGTTGTTTGGTAAGACCGAAACAATCTCTGCCAGGATGGGCAGAAGTATCCAGTCTGATCACCCTAATCCAATAGCTATTGTTGTTTGTGACTTCTTGGATGCTGTACAACTGGATCATTGTAAGAAAGCTTATCAATCTGCCTTGGACAGGCAAGCTGGTGTAGAGAATGATTTCAAAGGATAAGTTAAAGGGGGTGTNCCAATACTCTCTACATATTAAACACTAATTATATATATTATATATATATATACTATACTATAACCCCCAAACAAGTGGGGGGAATTGTATCACATAATTCTGATCCTGTCAAGGAAAATCTGAATGACCGACAAAAAAGATCAAATGCGGGGGGTGAAACCCTACCAGTTCAAGCCAGGACAATCTGGCAATCCGAATGGTAGACCCAAGGGTAGCAAGAACAGAACCAAGCTTCTTGCAGAGGGTTTGATTGGGGACAAGGCAAAGCTGATTGTTAAAAAGGTAATCAGCATGGCCCTGGAGGGCAATGAAGCCTGTCTAAGAATGTGTATGGACCGTATTCTCCCTGCCCAACGGGCAGTGGATGGAGCAATAGGAGAAAAACAACAAGCCATTAACATCTTTATTGAGGCTGCGAAACAAGCGGTTCCGGTGCAACCTGAACCTATCACAATTGACATGGAGCTTCAAGTACATGAGACAAAGGATTAAATATGGCAAATATGCTGTTGTCGCTATGCTATTGTCTGGTTGCTCAACAATGGCAGGAATCTCACCAAGTGTACAAAACTGTAGTGACGTATATTACCTTCGGCACTATCAAGATGTAACTATCCAGATGCAGTGTACTCTCTGGACTGCTGACAAGGCCGTTCCTCAATGACAGATATTACTGTCAAGCTGCACCCCCAACAACTCGAAGTCTTTAACTCCCCTGCCCGATTTAAAGTTGTTGCAGCAGGTAGGCGATGGGGTAAGTCTCGGCTGGCTGCATGGTTGATGTTGATAGCTGCTTTGCAATCGACTTCCAAAGAAGTCTATTACGTAGCCCCTACCTTCCAGCAAGCCAAAGATACCATGTGGGACATGCTCAAGGAAATTGGTGCACCTGTCATTGCCCAAGCCCATGAGAATACGGCAGTCTTAACCCTGGTCAATGGTAGAAAGATTTATCTGAAAGGTTCAGATCGGCCTGAAACCCTACGGGGTGTCGGCCTGTGTTTCCTGGTCCTAGATGAATATGCCTCCATGAAGCCGAACGTCTGGGAGCAAATCTTGATGCCTACCTTGACAGACGTTCAAGGTCGGGCCTTGTTCATTGGTACTCCAGAAGGGAAAAACCATTTTTATGATCTGTATCTTGAAGGAATGGGTAGCCCGGATGAATGGGAATGCTGGTCGTTTAATTCTGTGGACAATCCATTCCTGCCCAAGGGCGAAGTGGAACGAGCCAGGAACCGGATGGGGGAGCAATCCTTCCGGCAAGAGTATGAAGCATCCTTTGAGTCATTCTCTGGCGGTATTTTTAAAGAGGAATGGCTCCTTTATTGTGAACCCGGCGACCCTATGCCTGATGGTGTCCATTATATTGCTGTCGATCTAGCAGGATTTGGTGATTTAAGCAATACCGATGCCAGCAAATTGAAGCGATTGGACCAAACTGCTATTTCTGTGGTCCATGTTTCCCAAAGTCAATGGCGAGTTCGGGAAATTGTCTGCGGACGGTGGAATGTCCGTGAGACTGCAATCAGAATTCTCCGTGCTTCACAACAATATCATGCTATCACAGTAGGAATTGAGCAAGGTTCTCTCAAAAATGCGGTCATGCCCTACCTAGAGGACACAATGCGGAGGTTGAATTGCTACCCTCACATTGAAACCCTGGTCCACGGTGGCCGGAAAAAGACCGAACGGATCGCCTGGGCACTCCAGGGCCGATTCCAGCATGGCAGAGTGGTGCTAGAACAGTCTGGGGACTGGATTCGCACCTTCAAAAATCAGTATATGGACTTCCCAAACCCCATGTCGCATGACGATTTGCTAGATAGTCTAGCATATATTGACCAAATTGCTATTTCAGACTATGGCCAATCAATTGTGACTGAACAATGGGAACCCCTAGACATAACTTCGGGCTATTAAACCATGCCAGTAATCAATACTCCAGAAAAAGAAAAAGAACAGAGTGCCAATTTGCTTGGCTGGCTCCAACCTAAGTTGGAAGCCTGGGAGCAATATCGGGACAATAATTTCAAGGAGAAATGGCACGAATATTACCGCCTCTGGCGTGGTATTTGGGTTGCTGAAGACAAAAATCGCAAATCCGAGCGGAGCCGCTTGATTGCCCCTGCTCTCCAACAGGCTATTGAAGCCTCTGTTTCGGAAATTGAAGAGGCAACCTTTAGCCGTGGTGTCTGGTTTGACATGGTGCCAACCAAAGGGGACTCCGATGATGACGAAATTGGAAAACTCCGTGCCAGATACAAGGAAGATTTGGAACGGGAAGGTGCTGTAGAAAACCTCTGTGAGATTATCCTCAATGCTGCCCTGTATGGGACAGGTATTGGGGAATTATTGGTTGAAGAAAAATTTGAATATCGGATTGTCCAGGAACCTGTTCCAGGGACATTTGCAACCCGTAGGACTGCTATTAAGATTCCTTATTTTTGTGTTCGATTGAATCCAGTTTCACCAAGTAACTTTTTAATAGACCCTTCCGCTACCAGAATCGACACAGGTTTGGGGTGTGCGGTACAGGACGTTATGCCTAAATATCAGGTTGTGAGTCTCATTGAGGATGGGACGTACAACAAAGTAGCACTAGGAACTTTCACTGATGTTGCTGATGGCCGGTCTATTGGGGAACACGATTCTCTGAACGACCAAGACGACAAGACAAAAGTTACCCGGTATTACGGGAAAATCCCTCGTATCTATCTGGATGAAGCCAGCGGTGCCAAGAAAGTGAAAGCTGCCCCGGCAGAGACTGGGGCAGAGGAGGAATACAAAGACCCAGAATGGGAATTGGTAGAGGCAATGGTAATCATCGCTAATGATAGCGTGATCCTGAAAGCTGCGGAGAATCCCTTCTTTATGAAGGATCGCCCAGTGATCGCGTTCCAATGGGATCGCGTGCCGAATCGTTTCCACGGCAGGGGTGTGGCAGAGAAGGGATACAACCCCCAGAAAGCCCTGGATGCGGAGCTACGGGCACGGATTGATGCTCTGGCTCTGATTAGCCATCCTATGGTGGCTATGGACGCCACACGGCTCCCTAGAGGCTCTACGTTCGACGTACACCCTGGGGCGTCTATTCTCACCACAGGCAACCCAAGCGAAGCAATCATGCCATTCAATTTTGGCAATCTGAATCCAGCTACCTTCAACCAATCGGGTGATATGGAACGCATGGTGCAGATGGCTACAGGGGCGATGGACTCTGCTTCTCCAATAGGCCAAAGCCCACGGAATGCTACCTCTGGTGGCATGAGCCAGATGAACGGGGCCATGATCAAACGGGCTAAACGGAATCTATTGAATTTCCAAAATAGTTTCCTGGTTCCTTTCGTTGAGAAAGCTTTCACTCGCTACGTCCAATTTGATCCTAAACGGTATCCAACTACCCAATTGAAATTCACGGCAGTTGGTACTCTCGGCATTATGGCCAGGGAGTTTGAACAGCAGTTGTTTATTCAGCTTCTGTCGGTCACTCCAAAAGAGTCTCCTGTTTTGCCAATCATCATTAAGGGCATTGTGGAGAATTCCAGTATCTCGGCCAGGGATGATTTGCTGGAAATGATTGAAGAAGCCTCTGCCCCAGACCCAGAGAAGCAGCAAATGGAAATGATGCAGAAGCAAATCGAACTGCAATACAAGCAAGCCCAGACGAACTATCTGAATGGGCAGCTACAAGGAATCAAGATGAAGTCCCAGTTGGATGCTATTAAACTCCAGCAGGAACATAGTCCTGATAAACCTGATCCTGAATTGCAGCTAGAGGCACAGAGGATCATGCTGGAGGATATAAACAAAAAAGAAGAATTAGCTCTACAAAGGCTGGATATTCAACAAAAACATCTAGTCGAGCTAGAGAAGTTGGCTCTTCTACGGAAGACCGCAAACCAATCTAAAGAAGGAGAATAAATGGCACTTGTGACAACCATTTATGGAGACATGGAGGAGGAGTTGTTGGTAAAGGAAGTTCTCTACGAGAGTTACCCGAATGTTGAAGTAACTATCACGAGATATACGTTAAATGGGGAAGAGGTTCACCGAAGCCCACATATAAAAATTTTAAAGTGGCCTGATGCCGCGATTGAACAAGGAGTATTAAAAAATGGCTAATTCTCAAGCAATGGCAACCAGTTTCAAGCAAGACCTCCTGAATGGCAAACACGCCTTTGGTTCGTCTGTAGTCCGTGCTTCGACTGCTGCTGATAGTTTTAAAGTGGCATTGTATTTGACCAGTGCCAGCCTGGGGGCGGCTACTGCGGCCTACTCGGCTACTGGTGAGGTCTCTGGTTCCGGCTATACCGCTGGTGGTGTTGGTGTGACTGCCTTTACTGCACCAACTACGTTTGGTACGGCTGCATACACTACGCCTGGAGGTAGCTTCACTTTTAGTGGTGTGACTCTGGAAACTGCCTTTGATGCTGTCCTGCTTTATAACGATACAGCGGCTGGTAAGAATGCGGTGGCAGTGTTCACCTTCGGTTCCCAGACTGTGACTGCGGGTACTCTGCTGTTGGATATGCCTACCAATGACAGCACGAATGCGCTGATCCGCATAGCCTAATTTCCTCCCATTCTTGGGGAGGGTTATCTAGCTGTAGCCCTCTCCCAAATTTATAGAGGAATTTAAATGGCTATCACATTCAATACCAAGACTAGTGCAGTATCGCCTTGGGACCCATCGCCGTATTCTACGGCGTCTGTCACGCCTACGGCGAACGCCCTTCAGCTTTTAGCTGTTGCTGGAGGGGGCAATGCTTCTTATACCCCCTTCCCGATTCCGACTTCGGTAACGGGTTGTGGTCTGACCTGGGTACTGGTCAATTCTGTTAGTTATAAAACCGAGTCTGCACCTTCACCAAAAGCTTCGGTTGCTGTTTATCGGGCGATGGGAGCCAGCCCAACAACTGGGCCTCTTACCATTACCTATTCCGGCAATAAGCCGGATGTGATCACCTGGAGTTTAGTTGAATTCGCAGGAGTGGATACCAGTGGAACCAATGGTTCTGGGGCCGTTCGCCAGTCGGTATCTGGCTTTGATAATACGCCTTGGCCTGTCTCTGGCCTGTCGCTTACCTTAGCTGCTTTAGGTAGCGCAAACAACGCTACCTACGGTGCGTTCCAGTCTGATTGGGATGCAGGAGGGACCTCTGGTCCTGTCACCCTAACTGCTGGTTCTGGCTATTCCATGCTGCATACCAATGGTGCAGATATGGTTTGGAGTGGAACGGAGTGGAAAGCTGCTGGTAGCACTACCGTCAATATCACAGGCTCTCCAACCTCTGGCATGTATGGTGGTGTGGCAGTTGAGATTAAAGCCTTAAGCACGGATGTGCACATAGCCATTACTGGTGTGTCAGGCACTGCCAGTCGGGGCAGTGTGACGAGCAAGCATAAAGCTGCCTTGTCTGGTGCAGAAGCTGTTTCTGCCCTGGGTGATGTGCAAGTCCCAGTAGTGCATGGAGTTGAGGGTGTGGGCCAAGTGGGGAACCTCTCGGTTCGGATCGCAACCTCTCTGCAAGTTACTGGGGTTGAGACTAGTACCGAAGTTGGTTCAGTTGGGGTTACTCGACATGCCGATGTCACGCAAGTTATGGCAACGGCTGATGAAGGTTCCCCTGTTGTTCATAGGAGTGCTGAAGCACAACTTACTGGGGTAGGTGCTACGGGTGGCCTGGGTTCTCTAGGCTTACGGATTCTCCACGATATTATGGAGCCTCCCCCGCCGCCTCCACGACCTAACAACAACGAGACCTCCAGGAAGCTTCTCAAACGTCCTGCTCCGGTTGACTATGCCTTGAATTGGGTATTGAGAACTATAGGTGGTTCAGACAATCCTCTAAATGCTGCGGTTCGAGCATATTACCCAACCATAGATGAAGATGTTCTATCGAATACTGTCACTAACATTATGACAGAAATGAACACCTTCTTAATTATGAAACGGGGTGAGTTGACCAAGAACCTAGTTGTGCAGAAGGAGAAGCAGCTAGTGAAATACTATGCCCTCAAGGCTATCCAGGAACATAACGCAGATGTGGTATTGGATGAAGATACCACTTATAAACCGGGACTATTAAGTTAATGGCTAATTTTCGTAATCCATATGTTCAACCATTTGCAATCAATAGCATTTGGAATACGCCAATCGGGAGTGGGGCAACCTTTGTAGCAGCCAACCTCTCC